AAGAACGGGCAGTTCACACCGCCACGTTTTAGCCACACCTACCTGTTCAAGACTAATTCTGAGGAAAACTCGAAGGGTTCATGGCATGGTTGGGAGATTACCCTCGACGCAGTTGTCGAAGATGGGGGTCTTTATGCTCAAGCGAAAGCTTTTTCAGAGTCAATTCTAAAAGGTGAGGTGGAAGTAAAACACACTTCTGAGCAAGGTACGGACGCGAGCGGGGCAGACGTACCATTTTGATTGGGCGAGGCGGTGGCAACACCGCCTTTTTTTTGAGGTTTCAGTATGTCGGATGCAAAACGATTTTCAGCCATTTTTTGTGGCTTGGAACAGGCATATGGCACGTATCGAATAGATAAAAAACAATCGAATGGAAAACAGAGTGGGCGGGCTTCGATAGTTCGCGAACCACGGACCACGGAATTGTGGGAAGGGCATTTGAGTGGTAAAGGTACGGCCTTGGGAATTATTCCCATCAATGAGAACAATAGTTGCAAGTGGGGTTGTATTGATGTTGATACGTACCCGCTTGACCACGGAAAATTAGTCGAAAGAATTCGAGCTGCGAAGATACCAATGGTGGTCTGTCGCAGTAAATCGGGCGGTGCCCATTGTTTTTTGTTTACAAAAGAATGGGTTACGGCAAAAGAGATGCAAGCTGTGTTGACTCACATAGCGGCGGCTTTGTCTTACGCGGGATCTGAAATATTCCCGAAGCAGGTTCGGCTAGAGCTTGATAGAGGTGATACAGGGAATTTTCTGAACACACCTTATTATGATGCGGAAGATGGGTTGCGGTACGCTATCTTAGATGACGGCTCTGCGGCTACGCTTTCCGAGTTTTTTGACCTGTATGACAAGTATGTGCTGACACCAGAAGAATTGTCGGCACTGGTGATTGATGAGGACGAGGCCAAACCCATGAAGGACGGCCCGCCTTGCCTACAGCACTTATGTTCACAGAAAATTAGCGAGGGCGGTCGTAATAACGGATTGTTTAACTTAGGCGTATATCTGAGAAAAGCATTCCCAGATTCTTGGGAAACAGAAATTCTTAACTACAACATGTTGTATCTTGACCCACCGTTGCCTCTAAATGAAGTCAACGTCGTGGCAAAGCAGTTGCAGAAGAAAGACTACGCCTATATGTGCAAGGACACGCCGATTGTTTCCTTTTGCAACAGCGACTTGTGTCGAACCCGAAAGTTTGGAATTGATGCCGCAACCTCTGGTGTGGTCATAGCCAATCTAAGGAAGTATAACTCTCAGCCGCCCGTCTGGTTTTTGGATGTTAACGGTCAGCCGTTGGAGCTAGACACCGATGGATTGATGAACCAACTGCAATTTCAGAAATCTTGTGTAGATCAACTGTCGTACATGCCCAGAAGTATGTCAAAACCTTCGTGGGAGGGCCGTATTAACGCGTTACTCGATACCATGCAACAAACTGAGGGCAGTGTCATTGAGGTGTCTCAGGACGCTTCTGTTGCAGGTCAGTTTTATGACTACTTGGAGGAGTGGTGCGTGTCGATGCAAACCGCCAAAAACAGGGAAGAGATATTACTACGCCGTCCGTGGACGGATGAAGATGCAAATCGCACCTTTTTCCGGCTTCGAGACTTCGAAAACTTTTTAAAGAAGAATCGGTTCTTCGAATACAAAACACACAAAATGGCACAGCGTCTTCGAGACATCAACGGCGAGGCTATGAGCCTAAAAATTAAAGGAAAAGCGTACAAAGTTTGGTCAATACCCACTTTTGGGGCACCTGTGGATGACATACAGACCCCTGATTTTGGAAACCCAGACGACGTACCATTTTAAGGAGGAATAACGTGGCAAAAATTCATTTAGATAAAAATGGCAATCCGTGTGGATGGTGGCAAACACCAGAAGCTATAGCTAAACGACAGAAACCAGAAGCTAAAGAACAAAAAAGAATTGCTGATAAAATTAGAAACGAAAAACCAGAAGTTAAAGCTAAAAGAAGCGCTACAAGTAAAGCACATTATGAACGAAAAAAACTAAAGGGTATACCTCAAGCAGATTACCAACGAAGAAAACGAGCAGGTTTAGTAACTAAACCTAAATCTAAAGGAAAACTTCCAAAAAAAGATAAATCAAGAGAAAAAAGAATATTCTCTTGGCGCGATAAAGCAATGAGCGCAAGGCAAAGGGCGAAAAGATTACTAAGGTTTCCTGATTGGGCAGATGAAAAAGCTATTTACGAAATATATGAAAATTGCCCAGAAGGGCACGACGTTGACCATATTGTACCGTTGCTTGGAAAAAAAGTCAGTGGATTGCATATTCCAGAAAACTTGCAGTATTTGCCTTCTTACATAAATCGGTATGTAAAGACCAATAAATGGGATAATTCTTGGCAGTCACACACTATGGATATGTCAATGGCAGAAAAAGTATTGTCTTATTTTGAAAAATACACGGGTAAAAAAGATCACTCGGTAGAGATAGCTGAGTGGAAAGAAATACTTAGAAAAGAAAGATTTGGAAAGCCAACTCTTACACTTGTTGAAACACCAAAACAAATTGTAGAGCCACCACCTTGGGAAAGTTTTAAGGATTTTTATAAAAAGTATGGAAACCTCAAAACCTATTATAAAGAAAGTGTAGAGCCACCACCTCGGGAAAGTTTTAAGGATTTTTATAAAAAGCATAAAGATTATAGGCCCAATGTTTAGGATATTTGGACCCCCCGGCACAGGAAAAACAACAACGCTGTTAAATATGGTAGACAAAGCCTTGTCGGAGGGCATTGCGCCCACCGAAATAGCGTTTCTTGCATTCACACGGAAAGCCGCGAACGAGGCTAAAGAGCGGGCATCTGAACGTTTCAGCTTAGACCCTGACGCTGACCTGTTTTTCTTTCGCACCCTGCATTCGCTTGCCTATCGAATGTTGGGATTGCAGGACAGTCAGCTCATGAAAACAGAGAACTATAAAGAGTTGGCGCAGTACACAGGCATACGTTTAACCACAATCAAGAACGACGCAGAGTTCGAAAACGGCAAAATAGCGGTGACTGACCACCCTGTATTGGGTCTAATTAATTTAGCGGCAATCAAAAAGGTAAGTTTGCGAGAAGAGTACGACCGAACCGACTTTTACCACGATTGGACGGAGGTTAGCTACATCGACACATCCTACCGAGAATACAAGGTCAGCAACGGTTTGTTAGACTATACCGATATGTTAGTCATGTACGCTCGGCAGTTGAAGAACTGCACCCCTAGTTTCAAGCTGTGTTTTTTAGATGAAGCGCAAGATCTAAGCCCTATCCAATGGGACATAGCCCACTCTCTGGACGACATATCCGACAAAATGTACGTGGCGGGCGATGACGACCAAGCAATTTATCGTTGGAGCGGTGCTGATGTACAACATTTTATCGAGTTGGACTCGGGTTCTCAGGTCTTAGAGCAATCTTACCGTATACCTCGACAGGTTCATGAGGTTGCAGAGCGCATTGCCGACAGAATTACAGATAGGTTTCCTAAAAAATACTTGCCAAAACAAGCCGAAGGCACCGTTCGACGTATTTATGACATGGACGAACTTGATATGGGCGAGGGGTCTTGGCTCGTACTGGCTCAAGCCAATTTCTTTTTAGAGGATTTTGACGCAAGCCTGAGAAGTATGGGTTTCCTGTTCGAGAAAGCGCATGGTCGCTCAATATCCGAGCGTCTTTCTGAAGCGGTCAATGGGTGGGAGCAATTGAGAAAAGGTCGAGAGGTCACGCTTCACGCCGCACAGACCATTTACGGCTACATGTCAGGCAACGGCAAGAAAATAGCGAGAGGTCACAAGACCATCAATGCCGATGAAGAAGAATTATTTAGTTTAGAGCGGTTGCAAGACGATTTTGGTCTTTTGGCAACCAAGGATGAAATATGGCACGAGGCAATGGATAAGTTGCCCGCGACAGATAGGGCTTACATGACTGCTCTATTGCGTCGGGGCGAGTCCTTCAATGGCAAGCCTCGTATCCGTTTGTCCACGATTCACGCTTCTAAAGGGGGTGAAGCCGATAATGTAGTTTTGTTGACTTCATTGACTCCGGCGGCTTCTCGCTCACAGAACACAGACATTCACCGAGTTTTTTACGTTGCCGTCACGCGGGCAAGAGAAAATTTATTTTTAATGGACGGACAGGATTATTTTGAGAACTATTTAGTATGAGTAAACCATTACAAATGGCGATGTTTGCGCCGAAATCGGAATGGGTACCGCCGTTAGAGCTACCCGACTTGAGTCAAGCGACTGAAATTGCAATCGACCTTGAGACAAAAGACCCTTATTTAAAGGTTCAGGGGGCGGGTTGGCCTACTGGGCGGGGTGAAGTGGTCGGCTACGCTGTCGCAACGTCGTTTTGGAAGGGCTATCTGCCCACGAAACACGTCGGAGGGGGCAATTTGGACGACCGTTTGGTCAAAAAGTGGCTAAAAAAGGTGCTTTCTCTGCCTTGTGACAAAATTATGCATAACGCGCAGTACGATTATGGGTGGTTAAAACGCGAAGGGTTGGACGTAAGTGGTCGAATTATCGACACGATGATGACCGCAAGTCTTCTGGACGAGAACCGTTTCAGTTTCAGCTTGAATGCGGTGGCTTACGATTATCTCAACAAGGTCAAGTCCGAGAAGGGTCTGGTTGAAGCCGCGCAGTCTTTTGGTATCGACCCAAAAGCTGAGATGTACAAGCTACCTTCCCAGTTTGTTGGCCCCTACGCCGAAACCGATGCAGAGCTAACCTTAGACCTGTGGTCGGTATTCAAGCAAAAGCTAAACGAGGAAGACCTCTGGGACGTGTTCGACATGGAAACGGCTCTCTTGCCGTGCCTCGTGGACATGACGTGGAACGGTATTCGCGTGGATATGGACAGGGCGGAGCGCACCAAGCAAGAATTGATTAAGCGAGAGAAAGAAACGCACAAAAGAATTAAGTCTCTGGTCGGCAGTACCGTTGAGATCTGGGCGGCTCAGTCATTAGCCAAGGCATTCGACAGCGTGGGCATACCCTACCCGAAAACAGAAAAGGGAGCACCTTCGTTCACCAAATCTTTTCTGACAGAGAACCCACACGAATTGCCAAAACTTGTGGTGCAAGCCCGAGAGCTAAACAAAACGCACTCGACGTTTATTACAAACATTATGAAGCACGTCACCAAGGACAACCGCATTCACAGTCACATCAATCAGGTTCGCTCAGACGATGGCGGTACGGTGTCTGGCAGAATTTCAATGAACAACCCCAACTTACAGCAAATTCCGGCTCGCGACCCCGAGTTGGGGCCAATGATACGAAGTTTGTTTTTACCCGAAGAAGGGGAGCAATGGAGTGCGATAGACTACTCGCAACAAGAACCACGGATCTTGGTTCATTACGCCAAAGTCTACGGCGACAGTAAGAACCTATCTCTCGGCGGTGTCGATGAGTTTGTCGAGGCATACAGCAACGACCCGACCACAGATTTTCATAGCATGGTGGCTGAAATGGCGGGAATACCGCGCAAGCAAGCCAAAGTAGTCAATCTGGCTATGATGTACGGAATGGGGGTGACCAAGCTGTCGGAGCAGTTGGACATTTCGCTAGATGAAGCAAAAGACCTGACTCGTCAGTACCACAGCCGCGTTCCTTTTGTGAAGCAATTGATGCAGGGTGTGCAAAATAGGTTGGATGACCCGCGCTCAAGTGGTGCCATCCGCAGTCTGAAGGGCAGAAAGTGTCGGTTTGACCTGTGGGAGCCGGATTCATTTAAGATGCACAAGGCCATGCCTCGCGATGAAGCCCTCGCGCTTCACGGAAACACCACTCGGTTAAAGCGGGCATACACTTACAAAAGTCTTAACCGTTTGATTCAAGCGTCTGCTGCCGATATGACCAAACAAGCCATCGTTTTGCTGTACCAACAGGGCGTGATTCCATTGCTTCAAGTGCATGACGAACTGGCTTTTTCTGTGTCTTCTGCCGAGCAAGCTCTGGGCTATGCCGAGGTAATGAAAAATGCAATAAAACTGAGCGTTCCAAGCCAATGTGACATTGATTTGGGAGAGAGTTGGGGTGAGGCGAAACCCCTTGAAAGCACCTGATAAAACCAGATATAATCCTATAAACCATTGGAGAAAACTATATGGACACTACCCGTTGGAAATCAATTTTGGTTCCAAAAGAAATCTACGAGCAGATTGTAACCATTAGCCACATTGAAGGGCGCACGATTAGCGGACAGCTTCGTGTGATCTTTGAGTCGTGGAAGAAAAACAATCTTTCAAACAGTGACCAAGCTTTTTTGGCTGAAGAGGTTGAAGCCTTTAAGAAAAACCAAGAAGAAACCGCGCATACGGCATGAGTCTTGAGAATTTAAAGGATCTGGCAAAAACTGTGTCAGACCAACTGGATCAAAAAGGTCGGGTAAATAAATCAGACGCACAGCGTTTGGAAGTTTATTTGCGCCTGTATTTGGAAAAGGAAGAGGCTCGAAGAGCCAAGTACGCCAAACGTGTTGTGTTGCGCTGTATCACATGCGATCAACCATTGACCGGAAAAAAACTCAAGTATTGCTCGAAAAAATGCCAAGCGGAAGAACGAAAACGATTTGAACTGGGCGCGGCTCGCGGCAAAGCGATGTGTAGCTGATGTTAAAAGCAGACGGTTTTGATGATGCGGTTATTGGGGTGGGTGTCCGTTGCGGATTTGACGATGTTATCGTCTACGATTACGATAAGTGTGTTGAAATTTTGATGAAAGATTATGACGGTGAAGAGGACGCTATGGAAATGGCTATCGATCACATGGAGTACAATGTTGTCGGTGCTCATGTGGGTTCACAGACCCCATTGTTTGTTCATCGACAAACGTTAGAGGAGATTGAAGAGAGTTATGATTGACCGCTACATTTTGCCGTCCTCGCAAAAACGAAAGTATCGAAGAAAAGCGGCACCGAAACCAAAGGCAGATCCGTCGCAAAGAAAATTAACTCGACGACAAGAATTGTTCGTTCAGGAAATGGTGACCAAGGACGGTTTTATCACACAGGTGGACGCGGCGATTAACGCGGGCTATCCGCCTAAGTCTGCTCGGGTTCGAGCCTCGGAGTTAATGAATCCAAACAGGTATCCAAACGTAGCCCTCGCCATACAAAATTATCGAGATGAGTTGAATAAAAAGTACGCGG